TAAGAAGAACAAAACTTTATTCACAACCATATTCACACACATTCTACCAAGTGGATAGCTGAGAAATTAAAACGTAGTAATGTTACAATACATAAGGAAGCACACCGCTTAGGGTATGCCAAACTAATGAAAGAAAAATCGGAAAAAAGCCGTTATAAAAAAGGTCGTACCCCCGAGAATAAAGGAGTGAAGATGAGTGATGAAATTTATGAAAAATGCAAACATACGTTCTTTCAGAAGGGTAACTTGCCTCACAATACCTTACCAGATTATAGCGAGGTTGTTCGTGATAGAAAAAAAACTCCCTATATTTATATCAAAATACCAGGGAAACGCAAAATGATACCTAAGCATCGTTATTTATGGGAAGAGGCATACGGAGTAATTCCTAAAGGGTTTAACATTATATTCAAAAACGGGAATACTCTTGATTGTCGATTAGAAAATTTAGAATGCGTAAGCGACAAACAATTAATGCAACAAAATACTATTCACCAGTATCCAAAAGAGCTGAAAACTGCAATGAGACAAATTTCTAAAATTAAAAAAATAATTGAAAAACAAAATTAATAGTTATGGCAAAAGCATATGTCACAGTTGATTTAACAGATGTAGATACCTCTGAACTATTAGAGGAACTCGAAGAACGTTCAAGATGGAAAGAAGTGGAAGATTGGTTAAAAATATATACTGAAGATTCAGATTTGGCAGATAATAAATTCATAGTTCCCGATTCTCTCTCTATTATCGACGAAAAGAAATTTGAGTTTTTTCACCAACACTATAAGGATATCTCCTTAGAAGCATTAGAACAATTGGCTAATTGATAAATTAGCACATTAGAAGATTCTTTTTATGATTAAATTGTCAGTCATAGATAAATTATACGAAGCCGACCTGTGCCAAGCGATTGGTAGGGTGTATACCGATGCTTCTTATAAGATACGTAACAACGGTACTGCCGAGGGCTTCTCACCTTTCAAAAACGAACGCACCCCCAGCTTCAAGGTGTCCAATGTAAAGAATATATGGAAAGACTTTGGCTCTGGCAAAGGAGGTACAAGCATTATCGACTTTATACAAGAATACAAAGGCGTTGATTTCCTCGAGGCGGTAAAAATCGCCTGCGAAACCCTCAACATTCCTATAGAATACGAAAAAGAAACCGACGAGCAGAAAGAAAAGCGCACCCAAAAGCAGAGCCTTACACAAATACTCAAGAAAACAGCCGAAATATACCGTCAGAATTTCGTGAGTTTGCCCCCTGAGAGCGAAGCCAAAAAGTATATGCTTAGCCGTAATTTTACCGATGAGATTGTCGATAACTTCGGTATTGGTTATGCCTTGGCAGGCTTGTACGAAGCTTTCAAAGAGCAGGCTATCGTAAGCGATGGCGAAGCATTAGGTCTGTTGCGCAAGAATAACCAAGGCAATTATTACGACTTCTTCAAAGGGCGTATTATCTTCCCTATAGCCGACAAGTACGGGCATTGTGTAGGCTTTGGCGGCAGAATACTTACTAATGATAAGAAGCAACCTAAGTATATCAATAGTGCTGAGTCTGATTTATTCGATAAATCCAACTTGCTGTACGGCTTTCATTTGGCGCGTAACACCATTGCCAATACGGGCGAGGTGTATTTGGTAGAAGGCTATACCGATGTAATGCGAATGCATCAGATAGGTTTCACCAATACCATAGCTACCTTGGGCACGGCTCTCACGCCACAGCACTTGGCACAGCTGAAGAAACTTTGTCGCAAGGTGATTATCTTCCGCGATAGTGATAGCGCAGGGCAAACGGCTGCCGAGCGCGATTTAGAGCTGATACTGCAAGCGGGTTTGTTTGCCGAATTAGTGGTATTCCCGTCGGAAGACAAAGAAGACCCTGACAGTATAGGGCAACGCCCCAATGCGGTAGAACTTATCAAATACTCGCGCAACGATGCTATATTGCACCTTATTGGCGAAGCCTACCGCGCAGCACTCGACCGCTATACTGAAAAACACGGACAGAGCAAAAAAGCACTGCTATTACCCGAAGATAAAAAGAACCTTACCGAATTGGCTAAAAAACTTGTAGGCTGCATTCCTGATGACACTACCCGCGAGGCGTATGCCGAGCAGCTGAAAGAGCTGTTTAAAATTAAGGTAGCTTCAAAATCTGAGAAGATTGAAAAGCAATATCTCAAGACACCAGAGATAATTATTGATATGGGAGAAAAGAACCCTAACCTTAGTAGACCAGTAGGCGAAGGCGATGGCTCTCTCGACTTCTATCTCTTCCCTGACGAAGTAGAGAATCCTTACCTCTATAAGAGTGAAATTATAGAGTATGGGCTTTTCCAACATAAGAACCGCATCTATACATCAGTAGGGAAAGAAGGTAAAGAGTACTTTATGGCAATCTCTAATTTCTCTATTGAAATTGTACAGCATATGCAGGACGAGCAGTTTCCGATGAAACTTATACGTATCTGTAATGTGCATAACACCGAGAAGATTTTTGATGTGATTTCAGATAAAATAAACACCCTCCCTTCGTTTAAAAATGTTGTAACTTCTTATGGTAACTTTTCATTTTCAGGAACGGCTGCACAACACGAACGCTTGTTGCGTTTTTTGTTTGACCGTATGGGCAATGGGCGCAAAATCGACGTACTGGGCTGGCAACCTGAAGGTTTTTGGGTGTGGAACAATAAAATAGTGATACCAGGCGAGCGAGAAGAGATTATTAATAAAGAAGGTCTCTTTAAGCTGAATAACGAAAGCTATTACATTCCGTCGGCTAATAGAAATTACGATAAGAATATATATAAATATGGTGCGCAAAAAAAATTTAAATCATTTGAGACTTCGATGAGCATCCCTAACTACTTCCGACAAGTTTACAAGGTACATCGTGGCTATGCTATTACAGGTATTCTCTTCGGAATTGGTTCTCTATTTCAAGACATCGTGGTGAGCTGCACAGGCTTCTTCCCTATACTATTCTATTTTGGACCAGCTTCGACAGGTAAAGATAACATTTGCGAAGCTATACAATCGTTTACGGGAGTGCCTCAAACTGCCATACAGTTGGAAGGAGCAGCTTCCACTATAAAAGCACAGATACGAGAGTTTGCTCAGTTCAGCAATGGCATTTCGCAACTTTCGGAATACAAACGTGGCAACCCTCAGGTGGACGGTATCATAAAGGGATTATGGGATAGACGCGGGTATAAGCGCGGGTCCATCGAAAGCAAAGTTGCCGTAGACGAAGTGCCTATCATCAGCTCTACCATACTCACCGGTAACGATTACCCCAGTGCTGAAGCTCTTATCTCTCGACTTATTTGGGAGGAAATGGAAAGTAGAGAGTTCAGCGAGGAAGAGAAAAAAGAATACGATAAACTAAAAGATATTGTTCGCAAAGGTATTTCGGGTATATCCGACACTTTCATCAATCAGCGACAACTCTTTGAAGAACGCTTCCTTGACACTTACCGAGTAAATAAAATTGCCTTGGGAAAAATTGAGAAGTTGCAGAATGTGCCTACACGTATTATTGACAATTTGTCGGTGTTGCACACCATATATAATATATTCGAGGCTCAACAATTCTTTCCCTTTGGAAAAGCAGATATGATAGATCACTTCGAAAAGATTGTAGAAAATCAAAAACGTAAACTCGATACCGATTCTCCTATCAATAAGTTTTGGGATTGTTTTCTATCCTGTATGCGCTTAACACAAGGAGAGAAACTAAGAGTAGATATCAATGTACGCGAAGAAGGAGGATTATTGAAATTCAACTTTACAACTGTATTCAGTATCATTCAGCGACAATGGTTTGTACAGTACCGTGAAGCATCGCCTTCAAAAGCAGAAATGAGAAAACTAATTAAAGAGTGTGATGCTTATAGAGATGAGGCAAAAAGTATCCGTATCAATATGGAACTCAATAGTCCTACCAGTGCATTCATTTTAGACCTGAATAAGATAAACATCAAACAAGAACTAATGGCTGAAATAGAATTACAACGTATGCAAACAGGTAAAAATAGCAATTTTGTTCCTGCACCATTAGCTGACAAAGATGTTCCTGAGGCATTAATAAACGAGGATGACTTACCTTATTAATTTTTTTTGGAAAAATATGATTTGTAGCTAAAAACCCCTGAAAATTTTTCCTACATTTCCTACAAAGGTATATTTATCTTTAAATCAGTATATTAAGGTGTAAAATCACGTAGGAAAGTACGTAGGAAATGTAGGAAAGTGTAGGAAAGTTTTTTCACTTTCCTACAAAATCCTACGAGTTCCTACAAAAAAAATGATTACTACAAAATATAAAGAGTTGAAAAATAGCATTTTAACCCCTTTGTAGGATTTGTAGGAAATGTAGGAAAAAAAAATGCCCCTTTTTTGTAGAAAAATACTTTTTTTTCAAAAAACACATCTTTAATAAACAAAAGCTATTGGAAATATATTCTATATAAATATTGATTATACTGTGTTTTCATTTCACTAAATTCTAACCCTTAATTTCTAATACACAAAATGGATTACTTTTTTAAAGCATTAATGAATACGAAGGTAGAATCTGTCTATCTCCACAAACAAAACGATGTGGTGATGGCGCTTTACAATCAAAGTACCTTGATAGGTGGATTGCTATACGCCAACAGTCCGCTTGACCTCTCGGAATATCTCAAACACCTATATAGTATATTCCCCGAAAACAAAAATGAATTACCATTGTACAAGTGTTTCAATCCTTCTGTTACCTATGCCAACGATGGCTGGGGCAAATTTTTGCACAATGAAGAATTGCCCATAACTAACGACGGCAAGAAGCGCAAAAAGAACTTCATCAGCAAGCCCCTGCTGTGTGTAGAGCCTATCATTACCCATTTCAAGAAGAGTAATGTCTATATAGCAGCGCTCTACTGGCATCAGTATTTGGTAGGGTTATGTAATATACAGGTAACAGATAATAGCAAAGAGGTTTCTTTAAAAGACTTTATACCCTATTTGTATACAGTATTTCCGAAGGATATCAACAATTTAGACGACTTTGTAGAGCGCAATACTGCTATTGAATACTATTACAATGACGAAATGTACCAATTGACAAATTCACAAAATGACAAATAAATATGATTAACATTACCTTACAACTACCTATTTACCTTATTAAGTATATGCGCACGCTTTACAGCGAGCCTTACGCACCTAAATCGGACGACGAAATGGGTATTTATATCCTCAACATTTTGCAGCGTAAAACAAACGTATCAGAATACCAATACAGGGAACGCAAGGATACACTACACCCTTATCAGCTTAGCATTAGTATGAGTTGTTACGAGAAGCGAGGTTGTATAATACCGACCGAGAAGAATGCCCTTATAGTGAAGTTTGTCGACAGTCATTTTCGGAAAGAACTATTTCGCAACGCCGTGCTGAACAACTATTACTACTGTATACCCTACCGCACCAGTATACTCAACTCATTGCAAGCCTACAATATTACTGAAAGTGAACTATCTTACGAGACCATTCGCAAGGATTTTAACCGAAAAAAAAATGAAATAGAAAAACGATTATTAAAGTGAATTCATTATGAAACTTATAGACCTATTCAGCGGTATAGGGGGCTTTTCGCTCGGTTTTCAGAGAGCAGGCTACCAATTTACCGAACACTATTTTTCAGAAATTGACAAACACGCAATTGCTAATTATAAAAACAATTTTCCAAATGCAAAATACATCGGAGATATTACCTCTATTCACGGAGGAAACTTTACAGGAATTGACATTATCACTTTCGGTTCGCCTTGCCAAGATTTCAGCCTTGCTGGAAAGCGTGCCGGACTCGCAGGCGCAAAAAGTAGCCTTATCGAGTACGCAATTGCCCTCATTGCTGACATCCGACCAAGTGTATTTATCTGGGAAAATGTTAAGGGAGCGTTCTCCTCAAACGCTGGCGCAGACTTTTGGGCAATTCTCCAAGCCTTTGCCAACATTGGGGGTTATCGAATTGAATGGCAACTGCTTAATACAAGCTGGCTTTTACCCCAAAATCGAGAGCGGATATACCTTATCGGACATCTTGCAGGACGAAGTGAGTGCGGAGTATTTCCTATCCGAGAAGATGATTTCGCTTTTACAAAAAAAAGCGGAAGGTTAGGAGGCTTGCACTCTGATATGACGGTAATACAAGTAGGTACTTACCGCACTCACAACGACGGCAAGGGATTTCGTGAAGTGAAAAGCAATATTGCACCTACTATCCCCGCAAGAGCAAGGGAAGATGGCAGTGGTATGCCCGTAATACAACTTAATCCATCTAAGGAATCCAACGGCAGGCAACCCTATCAGCAAAATAGAGTTTTTGACGAAAAAGGAATAAGTCCCGCTCTAACAAGACACAATTCTGACTTTATTATAAAGCAACGTTCACGAGGAAAAAACAAAGGTGCAGACCTTAAAGTCTGCCCTACAATATCGAGCAACTCCTTTCAAGAAAATAACCTACTGGGAGGCATTAGAAGACTTACCGAAATAGAATGCGAACGCCTGCAAGGATTTCCTGACAATTGGACACAATACGGCGACTACAACGGCATAATAAAACCAATAGCCAAAACACAACGCTACAAGCTTATTGGTAATGCCGTAACAGTGGACATAGTAGAATTGATAGCAAAACGATTAAAATTTACAAAACAATGAAAAAACAATTATCAAAAGAACGAGAAACAGTAGAATTATTCGAGTACGCTGCACGTAACCTCATCAAGGAATTTTGCGACAAGCAAGACCTGCAATTTGAATTCGATAATTACGATGTAGGCATAGGTATTATATGTCTATCGGACTATTTTTTCAATATTGAGGATATATACTTTGATATGAAGAACGACAAGCCGAAGGGCAAGATACTGCAATGGTACGACTATGTACTAATGAAAGAGTCCAACATCAATTACCGCTCGTATTGTATGGGAAAGAGAGAGGAATTAATAACTAAAA